CGAAAATCTGGGTGGCTACTTCCCAGATCTTCTTTCCGTTGCGGAGGTGATCTTCGGTGTAGTACCAGATCTTCACTCCGTAGGAGGTTTTGCCCGTGGCCGCGTTCTGCTGACCAGCCTGTACTTGGTACAGGATGGCGCAGTCGGGGACCACGAGGGGAACTTGGTTATCACCAAGTTCCAGGGTGATGTTGTGCGACATTAGTTCTTCGCTTTCTGAGTGGGAACGCTGACGGTATACTCGATGTTGTGCAGTGCCTTGATTCGCTTCTCGAGATCGAAGGGAACCTTCTCGTTGCCGGTGACTCGCTTGTAGACCGCCGCATTGTGCGACATCGTGATAGCGAGCTTCGAGCGCATCGCGTCGTATTTGCCGAGACCGAGCTTGCCGATGATGAAATCAACGGCGGTGCTGTCGGGCTGGCTAAACCAGGCGATCGACGGAATGAAGAAGCGGGATAGAGCGGGCCGGAACGTCACGTTACCAAGCTTATTGGTAAGGAACGTCACGTCCACATTCTCCATCTTCTTCAACGTCTTTCCGCCTTCGAAGTAGAAGATATCTTCGTAGATGCGGTTACGCAGGTGAGGCGCGTCGTCGAATGACGTCTTGGCGTCAGCAACGATGCGTCGATCGGCCATCGAGTCGTCCGTCAGATCCACGAACTTGAAGTCCTGGATATTGAGGAAGTCGACAGCAGATTCACCAGCTTGAGTGTTAGTCAGAGCTAGGTCGAGTAGCATCGTATTGACTGTGGCGCCAGCGCTGGTGTGAACCATGACCTGCTTAGTGGGCGAATACCACGAGAACTTCAGATCGGGCTGTCCCTGCGCGTCGGAATCGTTGATGATATCGAGCGTCGGGTAGTCGAACGAAGGAGTGGCAGGCTGATACCACCGCTCAGTGTACTGCTTGCCTGACTTGGGGTCCGGGTTGGGAGGCAGGACCTGCAGTCGGAAGGCAGGGTTACGGAAACCGTAACCTCGCTGCGCCGCGGTCTGAGGTTGCGGGAACTGAACGTTCTCGATGAAGCCGGAGAACTGCTCAGCCGTGCCCCAGGGGATGCGATGGGCGACATCGAGATGCGTCTCGAAGAACGGACCGATCGGCACCATGTAGCCGGTGACCGTGGTAAGCTCATTCGCGACGGGCGACAGCAGGAACATCAGTTCACGCTGGTCAGCGTTTGAGACGAGCGTGGTGTAGCGCATCCACGGACCAGGTTTGACGACGTTCTTGATGCGCGCGATTTCGGGAGCGATCAGAGGATCGGAATCCTTCTGGTCGATGCGCACGTTGAGAGTGTGCGAGTTCCCGTTCTCGTCCGTCCACTTGAGCAGATCAGGGGTCTGCTTGTAGATCGTGTGCACCAGGAGCGTGCGATCGAACTGATCAAGGCTGTTGGCCGAGATCTCGCCGATCTTCATGCGGTAGGTGAGATCGCCGATGTAGCGTTCAAGCTTGTCAGCGATGAACGAACGATACGCATCGATGTGAGCGATGCGCTTAATCAGAGCGCCCAGATGCGTACGATACAGTTCCATGTTGGTCTTCTCAGGCCACATGGCTCCGATCTCCTGAAGCGCCTTGTCAAGATGATCTTGAAGGCAGTCAGCTAGGATTTCATCGAGCGTCATCAACGGATTCTCGGTGTACTTGAGCTTCGTAGGGCGGTGGTCACCCCAGCCGCTCGCTGCGTTGATGGTGTACATCATCCACAGCATGTTGCGGTAGTTCTCGCCCTTGGCTTCGTTGAACAGGTCGGACTTGCTGATCTGGAGCGGATCCATCTCAGTGAAGTCTTTCATGAAGCGGCGGTCGGAGTATCCCGTTTGACGGAACGCCTCAGCGACTTCGCGCTCGATCTTCGAAGCTCCGATTGCACCCAACAG